ACCTTTGGAAAACAGAATTAAATGAAATTCCTTTAGTATCTGGTCAAGCTGAATACGCAGTAGATGCAGATGTTAATGATGTACTAGAGGCTTATGTATCTTCAAGTGCAGCAGCATCAGATGGTGTAAATACACAAGATGTTTCCTTGACCAAAATTGATAGATCAGCGTATGCTGCGTTACCCAATAAATTAGCGTTAGGGCAACCGTCACAATATTATGTAGATAGACAAACTACTCCAAATATATATTTATATCAGGCACCTGATTTAAACACATACAACACATTAAAGTTTTATGTAATTAAAAGAATTGAAGATGCTGGTGCATACACAAATGATGCTGATGTTGCTTATAGATTTTTACCGTGCATGTGCGCAGGGTTAGCTTATTACTTAGCTATGAAAAAAGCTCCACAGCTTGTACAACAAAACAAATTAATTTATGAGGATGAATTGAAAAGAGCGTTAGATGAAGATGGTCAAAGAACATCTACATACATCACTCCACAATCTTTTTATCCTAACGGAGTATAATTATGCCAAAATGGGCTACAGGAAAAAGATCACAATCAATATCAGATAGATCAGGAATGGCTTTTCCCTACACTGAGATGGTGAAGGAATGGAATGGTTCTTTGGTTCATTATTCTGAGTTTGAACCCAAACACCCTCAGATAAGAAGAAAGTATAATGTATCAGATGCAATAGCTTTACAAAATTCAAGAAATCAAAAGTTTCAACAACCAACTCAAGAATTTACAGATGACCAAACAATTTCTGATTCTGGTGGGATAACAGTTGGAGTTGCTAATTTATCTTTACCAGGAGATTTTGCATTTATTAACCAAGGAACCTCAGCTATGACTCCTGCTGATCCTTCCCTACAAAATAGAAGAAGACAACTAGATGCATTAGTTGGTCAAGCGGAGGTTAGTATAACTTAATGGCAGTTACGTACGCAAATTTTTTAACACAAGTAAGAAATTACACCGAAGTAGACAGTAACGTTTTATCAGATAGTATTATACAAGAATTTATAAGATCAGTAGAGTTAGATGTTGCAGGTAAAGTTGATTATGATGATTTAAGAAAATATTCAACTTCTACATTTACTTCAGGAAACAGATACGTATCATTACCTGCAGATCTAACCATAATGAGATCTGTTCAAGTGATTGACGGCTCTACTAGAACTTTTCTTGAAAGAAGAGATACAAGTTTTATCTCAGAATATAACAATAATGCTGCTACAGGTTTACCTAAGTATTGGGCTAACTGGGATGATTTTAATATACTTGTGGCTCCAATACCAGATTCCGCATACACTGTACAAATCAATTACATTACAGATCCACCACAGTTTACATCTTCTAACAATACATTCTTGTCTACATATCAAGAATCAATGTTGTTACATGGTGTGCTTACTGAAGCTTTTAGATATTTAAAAGGCCCGCAGGATATGTACAAGCTGTATGAAAGTAAGTATAATGAAGAAGTACAGAATTTTGCTCTTCAACAAATGGGGAGAAGAAGACGTGCGGAATATGATGATGGGGTACCTAGAATTAAGATACCTTCACCATCACCAAATACGTAATTTTAAAGGAGAACAATTATGGCAATAACAACTAACGCAATTTGCAATTCATTCAAAAAGCAATTGTTAGCTGGTGAGCACGATTTCGATAGCGCAGGTGGAGATACATTTAAATTAGCAATGTATACTTCAGTTGCAACACTAGGTGCATCAACAACTAACTATGCAACAACAAACGAAGTTTCATCACCATCAGGATATAGTGCTGGTGGAAAAGCTTTAGTAAACCAAGGTGTAAAAGTTTCATCAGGAGTAGCAATTACTGACTTTTCTGATTTATCATTTACAGGTGTTACACTAACAGCTAGAGGTGCTTTGATTTACAACACAACTACTGACGGTGGTACAAACACTACTGAAGCAGTTGCTGTATTAGATTTTGGTGGAGACAAGACTGCAACATCTGGAACATTTACGATCCAGTTCCCTGCATTCACAACATCTGCTGCAATTTTAAGAATTGCATAATAAATAGGAGTTAAAATGGCTTTGGTAGTAAACGATAGAGTAAAAGAAACCTCTACCACAACAGGTACAGGTACATTTGATTTAGCAGGAGCGGTATCCGGTTTTGAATCGTTCGTTGCAGGTATTGGTAATTCTAATACCACTTATTACGCTATCGTTAACGAAAACGGTGAGTTCGAAGTTGGTCTTGGAACTGTAACCGATGCAGCTACAGACACTTTATCAAGAGATACAATTATATCTTCATCTAACAGTGACTCTGCAGTAAACTTCGGTGCAGGAACAAAAAATGTTTTCTGTACTTTACCTGCTTCCAAAGCTGTTATCCTAGATTCAAGTGGAAACATTGTTACAAACAATGGAAGTAACTTAACAGCTTTAAACGCAACACAATTAACTTCAGGCACAGTACCTGACGCAAGGTTTCCTGCAACACTTCCTGCACTTAACGGAAGTGCATTAACAGATTTAGAAGCAACAAACATAGCAACAGGTTTAGTTCCAACTGCAAGACTAGGAACCGGTACAGCTTCTTCGACAACTTTTTTAGCTGGAGACCAAACTTACAAAACTATTACTGCGGACATTACAGCAGTTACAGCAGGCGATGGTTTAACAGGTGGTGGATCTTCTGGAGATGTTACTTTAAACGTTGGGGCCGGAAACTTAATTGATGTTCAAGCAGATCAAATAGATGTTGATCTTTCAGAATTAACTACATCTACATCAGACGCTGATGGAGATTTTTTTGCTGTAGTTGATGCAGCAAACGCACAAAAAAAATTAACTAAAGGTAATATTAATATATCAGGATTTAATAATGACAGTGGGTTTATTGATGGATCTGCTTTAAATGCTTCTAATCTAAGTTCAGGGACTGTTCCTGACGCAAGGTTTCCAGCGACTTTACCAGCTTTAAATGGAAGTGCTTTAACAAATTTAGATGCAGCTAATTTAGCGACTAATTTAGTTCCAACCGCAAGACTAGGTACAGGAACAGCTTCCTCTACAACTTTTTTAGCAGGAGATCAAACCTATAAGACTATTACTGCAGATATTACTTCTGTTGTAGCAGGATCTGGTTTAACAGGTGGCGGAACTACAGGTGATGTTACTTTAAATGTTGGAGCAGGTACAGGTATTGATGTTGCAGCAGATACAGTTGCTGTTGATGTATCAGACTTTATGACCAATGGTTCTAACAACAGAGTTGTAACTGCAACTGGTACAGATGCCATGAACGCTGAAGCGAATTTAACATTTGATGGTTCTACCTTAACTGTAACTGGTGCCGCTTCTGTTGCAGGGCATATTACTCCAGGGGCTAATGACACTTACGACTTAGGTGCATCAGGAAATGTATGGAGAAACATATACACTGGTGACTTACATTTATCTAACGAAGCAAAAGATGAAGGTAATGCTATTGATGGTACAAAAGGTAATTGGACAATTCAAGAGGGTGCTGAACATTTATATATTTTAAATAATAAGTCTGGTAAAAAATACAGATTTAAATTAGAAGAGATGTAATGATATTTAATTTTGACAAAAAACATTATGATAGTGAAAAGTTATCTGATCAAGGTAAAGTGTATTTACAAAAATTACAAAACATCGTTGTAAAGAAAAATCAATTAAGTTTAGAATTTAATGATTGTGAAGTTTTACAAAAACACTACTCTGATCTAATTAGCAAAGAACTTCCAGAGGAAGAAAAAACTACCTCTGAAATGTTAAAAGAAGGATTCGATCAAGAACAAAAAGGAGCCTAGTCTATGGCTTTTGGTATAACCGCATATTCTGAAGCGGCCTTTTCAGCAGAAGATAATAACGCCATTGCTTATCCTCAAGGCAGTGTCCTTACAGGATCTATGGGTGAAGAGTCTAATACAGGTAATGCTAATGTAGATGTTACAGGTGTTCAAGCAACTTTATCCAACGCGGGAGCTGTTGCCGGGTCTTCTGTATTAGTTAGTGTAACCGGTTCTCAATTAACCTCATCAATTGGTGAAGAAGATATTAATGTAGGTGTTCCTGTTACAGGTTCTCAGTTATCTATTACAAACAAAACTTCTACTCAAGATACTTTGACTGCTTTTGGAGAATCTCCTTTTGCAACATTAAGTCCTAGTACCTTCAATATACCAAGCGTTCAAATTGAAGCAACAACAGGTGCGGGACAACTTCCAAGCTTCTTACTTCAAACAACTCTTGGAACTTTCTCAGTTACAGCAGATGGTAATGTTTCAGTAGTTGTCACTGAACATACAATGAATACTTCTGTTGGAGATGTAGATATTACTGGTGTAGCAAACGTTTCAGTTACTGGTTCAGAAATGACCATGACGTTAGGTGATGAGTCTGCATTTACAGATCATACTGTTG